GTTCAATGTCATAAACTTGGAAGACCCACGGTGGCCCCCTCGGATTGCTAATCCAAGGCACCCGGTCCAACTCACAGCTGTGAGCGTTGCAACTCTCTCTCTAGGTGCGTGTGCAAGCAGTGGGACAGCCAACGCGGAACCCAGGCACCACCCTGGTTTCGGAATCCGGTACCGCCACCCCACCCACTGGGGCCACGCTCCGCGTCGTTTCTGTACTTACACACTCAGTGAATATGTAGAATATGTAGTGTTTACGAGTTTATAAACACCTATCGAGATATTGCCTCGTCGCTTAATCAACGTGCGCGCTCTTAAGCACGCAAACCAGCGAAGTGGATGTCCACTTCGATCGTGATGAGGCCAACATTGATCGCTGAGATCTCGCTGTTGACACCCATGATCTGAGTCACCCCTGCAATGTCGTATTGGTCGCCTGCCGCAGCACCGATCGTAAAGAGCCAAGTGTTGAAGTAGTCACTGGGTTTACACTCAATGGCAGCGGTCTGGGTCACTTGCGCCACGTCTGAGTGAGTACTCGTCAGCACATCCCGAACCGTAACCGGTGGAATAGCGCGTGTCGAGTTGGTTGGTTCATAATTGATGGCTATGAACCCACCATTAGTCGCCGCAGTCGTGGGAGTGGCCTCCACCCGCAACCGGCTAATCATAAACCGGGAGTATTGTGACGTCATGGCAGCCAAACTGGTGAAGTAATTCCCCAGGCCCGCGTAGTCAGAGGCCCCTGAAATAGATCCAGGGTTCATAACCAGCAGGAAAGGCGCAGTCCCAGCCGTTTTATTGGCCAGGGCAAATGACGTGCGCACTCGCATTGCGAAGTGGTCGGCAAACATACCGAAGTTGGGGGGCAAGCGGGTAATTGGTCCCGCAGTCATCAGAGCCGCAGCGCGGCTACGTCCAGGAGGGGCCAACCCACTGGTCGGGTTGCCCTTCACCGGCTTGGTGTTGCGTGCATTTCGAGAACGTTTTCTGGCAGATTTCGAGGTCATAATTGGTGTAGAGTATGAACTCACAGGAGCATGGTTTCTGGGATTGAGACATAATCATCAACCCGGTCGTCAGAGTAGTCGATCTGGGTAGATTCAAACCTTTGCTCTAACGCCACCTGGTGGTCAGGGAGGATACCCCAGGCCGCCCAAACTCCATAGCGAGCTTCGGGAATGATAGTGTCCTCCACACCCTCGATTCCCATACTCAACATGCGTGCGCCAGCATGCAAGAGTAGCTGCTCTCCAAACTTTGTCCTCTTGGTCCCCTCCCCCCGCATCATGCGGTAGTAGCTAGAAGCGACCGGCACACCGTGTGTCAAAGCGACGCCACAGTCACCAACCGCCCCCAACCACTCACGCATCTCCTTCTCATTGCGGAGGGGTAGGAGGCATAATGAGTCTTTATGCATTGCAGCAGGGATGTTGCGCACCATAGTCCACCCATTGGCAGTTAGGATGGGGTGCATCTGACAAAATTCAATTTCCTCCAGAGCGTACACTGGTTTCTCGGCCACCATACGGAAGCCGAGTTCCAGAAACCACTCAGAGAGGCCCTGGTTGAACTTTGCCAGGTCGTCCGCTTCCATGAACACAACACAATCATCACCATTGTTCATGAGTTTGATGGCGACCCCACGCTCTTTGGCGTAGGCCCACACCATCGCACACATGATCAGGCAATTTCCGAGGGCTGTGTTCATGTCACCGGAGCAACGCTTCCCGGTAAACTTGTATTTCAGTTTACCATCAGCACAATATCCTCGTCCGTCATTAAACATCTGACGGTTCAGCAATGTCCGCAAAAGCGGGTTGCCGTTGAAGATCTTCAAGTATATGTCGTGTTCCCATTGCAACACCCAGCGCGATACATGCATATCGAACTTTGTGGCATCGAGGCCCACGGCCACAGGATTCCTGAAGCTGTGCCATTTAGCTGCGCAAATACGACCCACACGTTGAACATTGAACCCCTTCATAATCGTGGGCCCATCACCGAAGACGTTAGCAACCTCCTCGTACAACCGATGTTCAATGTGTTTAATAAACCTCCCAACTTCCAAACAATGTCTTGGGGACCTTGGTTGGATACAACGCGGTGCTTTGTTGGGGGGGACCTTTTCCGCTTTTACGAAAGCCACCAAGCGCGCATCCCGGGAGTTCACAGGTTCCATCAACAGACTCCTCATCGCGTTCTCATAGATTGTCTTCTTACGACCCTCGTACTTCTCTACGACTTTATCGTAGGGTTCCGGGGTGGATCGGAATAAACCTATCAACTTCGCGAAAGGGCCCAGTCTCATCTGGACTACTTCCCGGCGAGCCACTGGTGGTTCGACCAAGCGGTTGTTGACCATACACTTGAACACTCGTTCGTTCAAGGCAGTGGCCAACGTGCCAATGTCAGGGTCGTTGACCCTAAGGTTTGCTTGGGGAGCGATGCCGCTGACATGGTACAGCACGCGCTCCTTACAGACCGCCTGGTTACGGGTTACCACCAAGCTGGGGTGGAGGTCACGACTAACGTGGCGCACCCCTGGTAACCCTACCAAGCGTCCTCAGAACTGTGGCTCGGCCCCACTACGTGGGCCGAACCACTCCGCCTGTCTAGCACGTACACGATGCCCCCAAGCACGGGCCTCGTGTTCGTGGGTGCTCTCAACGAACACTGCCTCGACCACCAGGGGTAGTATTTGGGCAATGTGCGTAGGGCGCACCCCGTGAGCCTCCATCGCTTGGCGTGCAATCCGCCGGGCGACGAGCACATTCGCAGCGTTATAAGCAGGGGTGCCCATAGTGATCTTCACTTGGGCCACCACGCTGTTAGCGTACGAACGGCGCTCACGTCTCCCCGCAGGAAGGCTGCGGGGTTTTCCCTCCTCTCCCACCAAGAGGGAGGACCCATCATCAACGGCACAGGGATCATCGACGAGGGCATCTCGCAGCGCATTGTCACGCACGGCGAGATCATCGCGCCAC